CAGAATTTAGAAACTGTTAGTAAAACGAGTGTATCACATTATGTGATGACAGAAAAAAGGAATAGTGAGTTATCGAATGAAAACAGGATTTTAAATTTAAAGTTAATTGAGTTAGAAAAAAAGAAAAATGAAGAAATCGACAAACTCAAAAAAGAAATCGAGTTCATCAACGGTAGTAAATGATGGTAATAAAAGTTATTTTGTTTTTAAGCATGGAATTAAGATTTATCCAATTAGTGTAGGAAGTAAATTTAAAATTGAAGCTGATAACAACGGAGAATTGAAAACTTTTGATAAATTAATAAGCCAAAAGGAAATTAATGATAGTTTGGCTAAAACAGTAAATTGGTATTATGAAAAACTTAATGAAAAAAAATAAATGGAATTAATTAAAGAAATAATAATTGAAAACCCACCTACTTTTTATGAGATTTATAAGAAGAAAAAAAGCATTGAAGCTGGTGAGCCTGTTTATGATAAATACTATTTGACTTCCAACCTTTTTTTTAACAACGGGGTTAGTTATTTTGTAATTTCAAAAATAGTAGAAGATTGTAAGTTGTTTCTTTTTGAACACATGAAAGGCATTCCAAAACTTGAAAAGATGCGATTAGAAATTGAATATCATTCAGATAAACATATAGATTTGGATAACCGATTGTATTTTTGGACTAAACTGTTTTTGGATATTTTGAAAAGTCCGACCAAAAGACAAGAAGCAAACTACGCTAAAAAAGGCAAAAGGATAATTAGTACTTTTACAATCTATGATGATACTACCCAATACATTGATGATATTAGACAAAATTTTAAATTAGGTGGTAAGTTTATGATATTTCGTATTTATGGACGTGTAACATCAACACAACAAGAATTGAAACTTTAAATTTTATATACAATGAACAAAAAGATTGATTTTAAAAACTTTGACTTAAAAAAGGTCAAATTAAACTCTAAAGGTGGGGTTTACGTAGAATGGTATGATTTGGAAAATCCAAATGACTTATTAACTGTAAATAGTGAATCATTGGTTCATGAGGACTTAATAAACAAACTAAATGAGCTGAAATATATTTTCGCTAAAAGTTTGGGTATTTTGGACGGTTGGGAATTTGCTCGAGAACATAACAGAAAAAACGAAGAAGCATTACGAAAAGCAATTCAAGGATTTGAGGAGCAAGTGAGTAATTGCAATGTAAGTGGTTTTGTTGTTGTCGGAAATGAAAGTGATAGCATCAAAATTACGGGTTCTTTGGCTAGTGAAATTGGAACGGTTGGACTTACTTCTCCTTTGATTAAATTTGATGAAGAAAATTTGGGAATTGGAATCGTGACTAATGAAATTGTAAAAGAGTTTGTAAAAGAAGCATATTTGTTTATTTATAAGCAAAAAAGAGGTGCAGACTTATTCAGTGAGTTGGAAGTTATAGATGAAGATGAAATCAAAGTTGTTCCAGAGCCAAAAAGAAGCGGTTTAAACAACCTAAAAGCGGTGTAATGTCTAATTTTAAATTAACCTTTTGTAAAAGTTGTGGTAATGAATTTAAACAGTATAATTCTTTACAGAAATGTAGATGTAAATTTTCAAAGCCACAACCTAACTTAAAACTGAAATCACCAAAACCGATCAAAAAGGTAAGTGATAAAATGAAAGTTTTAAATGCGAAGTATTCAGTTTTAAGAATTGAGTTTTTAGGCAAACTAGAGAATAAAATTTGTCCTGTCACAAAAGAAGCTACAACAGAAGTACATCACATGAAAGGACGAAAGGGATTTGCTGATGAGTGGGCAAAAGAAAATAACATCCCTTTGTTAATAGACGTTAGGTTTTTTTTAGCAGTTTCACGAAAAGGACATATTAAAATCGAACTTAATCCAGAATGGGCAAAAGAAAATAATTATTCATTAAATAGATTAAATTAAAAACTATGAAAGTAACCAGAGAACAATTAGTAGATGCGTTTGAAACTTGGAATCAACAAATTTTAAACAAAGAATTTGAAGTAGATGAAACGCCTTATGATGGTGATAGGAAGTATTCAGAAAGTCAAGCAGATTATTTGATTGAATTAATAGAAAAACAAAAAGAGTAAATTATGGCAAAACAAGGCAAAAGAAGAACGTTTTCAATATGTTTAACAGATATACCCAAAGAAAGGATTTTAATCCATGAGAACGGAAAAAAGTATCTAAATTTAGAAAGTTGGGATAATGACGAGCCAGACAAATACGATAATGATTTTAGTGTTTCTGTTTCATTGACAAAAGATGAAGTTGACCGTTCCAAAGCAGGGGAAAAAATAATGAGAACTTATTTAGGTAATGGTAGGATTTGGGAGCCAATAAGTAAGATGAGAGAAGCAACCCCAGAAGATATTGCACAAATGGAAGAAAATGATGATTTACCATTTTAATTTTAACCACCTCAAAAGGGTGGTTTTTTGTTATAATTAAAAGATATTTTAAAAATAAATTAAAATATATTTGTATAATTAAAAAATGTTTGTAATTTAGCCACATCAAACAAAAAGAAAAAATGAAAAAATTTAAGATAGTAGTTTGGTTTCGATATGTGGTAAAAGGTTCAGAGCAAAAGGATTTTGATGTTTACCAAATAGATGCAGATAATTTAGAAGAAGCATTGAGCCAAACAAAAAAATTTTATGAGAATTACAAAGGGATTATTCCATTTTTGTATTATTATGGAAAAGACAAATTCAAACCAATAGATATTAAATAACTAAAGAAAACAAAATGCAAAACACTTATCCAATTATCAGAGAAATTAGAGCAGACAGAAAACAAAAGTTTGTAGATATTAAAGACCCTAATTTCAACAAACCATTATCGGAATTGAATATTGATTATTCAAAAAAAGGATTTATTAAATTAGTAACAAAAATAAAATGAAAACACTTTTAACAATTGGAATTATCATATTGCTTTTCAGTAGTTTATTTCAAGTGATTTGGTTTTACTACAGAACACGACCAAAGAAAAAATTAGAACGTTCAGAAGAAAGTTTTGAGAATTTAAAAAACGAGAAATGTAATTGTACAAGTCCATGTACAGAATATTGTAGATTTAACATAACACAATTTAAAGATGAGTAAGCTACCACCACCAACAAAAGACAACATTGGAAATTCAATCGGAAACAAGGCTTTAAAGGAAGTAATCACAAAAGCCAAAGAAAACCTACCATTAGCAAAAGAAGTCGAACAGAACAAAATAAAAGCTGGTTTTAAATGGGTAACCAATGGCAAAACTTCAAAACTTGTACACCCAGACAAAATAAAAGACCATTTAAAAGATGGTTATCACTTAACAAAAAAAAATTTATAAAAAATGAGTACAAAATCTAACAAACAAAAAGTAAAGACATTTATTGATGAGGATAAAATGTCAATCCAGGAAGTAAATTTCGATTCAGAAGATCAAAACGGATGGTTAAATGTTATCCATGATGGGAATGAATTGAATCTAACTTTAGAGAACTGGAACAAATTAAATGAATTAGTGCAAAAAACTGTAAAATCATAAATTATGAAAACATTATTAATTATTGCGCCAGGAAGAGAAGCTACAAGAGATTCTGTATTTAATCTTTTAGTCGCTGAAACAGGAGAACATTTAGCGTCACACTTATGTTCACATTATGGTTTTGCTAAAAGTGATTTGTACAGTAGTAGGAAAGATAGAGTTGAAGAGTATGAAAAAAGATTTGGCGAAGTAGAAGTAAAATATATTGATGAAACGGATATAACTGAAGAGCAATTAATTGAAATAAACAAAGATTGGTATTCTAAAATTTCTGTTGAAAAGGAATCGTAGCATTAATCATAACGTTATGTAGCTTTAAATTAGTTGCGGGATGTCGAACCGCAATTGTTTAAAACCGCTGTTATAGCAAGTACTTTTAACAATAACAAAAAAATAATATATGAAACCAAGTAAAGCAAAAATTTTAGCAACTGCAATGATGTTCGGAGCATTTGCACAGACTTATCAGAAAGAATATTACGAAGGAGAAAAACATTTTAATAAAGAACCTAAAGAACCAATTATTCCAAAAGGTCATATTCATTATTGGTTTAGAGCTAATGGAACTTTTTTAAATGAAAAGCAAAGTGAAAGAATGTTGAAAGAAGATTGTGTTTTTAAATGTTTTGCTCTTAATAATAAAAATGCAATTAGAAAATTTAACTTATTTAAAAAATCAACAGAACTATGAAAACATACTTTCTAACATTGCTTTTAACTTCTTGTTTAATGGCATTCGGTCAAGATACAACCTACACAATCAAAACAATTAATAAAGACCGTCAAATTGTAGGTTATTTGAAAATAAACGTTTTAAACAACAAAATTATATCAACTGAACGTATTTGCTGTTATTCTGAAATTGAACAACGAGGATTAAGAAAAAAGGCAAAAGCAAAGGTTTATATGCGTGAAGTTCCAAACGATAAACTAAAAGACGATGAGTATTTGAAAAACGGGGTTCTGGATAATAGGTTGTAACGGATTTCGGCTATAAGAAATTGCCGATAATTAAACACAGAAACACTATAAACAAAAGGAATTTTAGATAATTCCGAATTCAAGTTAAACAAAATTAAACGGCAATTTTTTATAACCGCTGTTATAAGAAGTATCGGGTAATTAAACTAAAAGTAATTATGAAAACAAAATTTAAAGGAAGTGAAGGTAAATGGGGATGTGTTTTTACATCTGACAAAAAACGAGCTGTAAGGAATAAAGGAGGATTGATTTGTACCTTATACCATCCGAGCAAATATAGCGGTCAAGATGAAAGATATGATTTAGAATTAGAGCAAATGAGAGCAGACCAAAGATTAATTGCAAATGCTCCAGAGTTATTATTTGCATTACAAGAAATGATTGCTTTTGCTGAATTTCACGGATATACATCAAGTACAGAAATAAACAACGCAAGAAAAGTTCTTGAAGAAACGTTAACGTAGCTATTTACTATAACGTTCGAGTGCTTGGCGAAGAAGCGGAAAAATAAGCCTAAATTATCGCTAAATCACAATTAATAACAAGTACAAACAATTTATAAATCAAAGACCCATGCCGTAATTGCTGTTATGCAGTGTTATATGATGGCTACTTAATACTAAATATTATGACTTACGGATTCAAAATTAGAACAGCAAAAACAGAATGCTTATTAAAAGGCAAAATTGTAAAATATGATGCGTGTTCTTCGTCAACTCTAGAAGAATCTAAAGATTTTTATTCAAATTTTACATACATAGGTAGTAGTAAAACTTTGTATATAGATGATATTGAAAATATTTTTGACAAAACGTATCATTTTTTTATACGCAATTTTTGATAGCTATCATATAACGTTTCTCGGCTTGAAGCAGTGGCAAATTTCGGAAACGAAAATTTTCCGTTACTACTGAATTTCTTGCGAAAGATAAACGTGATTTAACCACATATTTTGCCATTGCTTTCAAACCGATGTTAGGAGCTGGCTTTTTATCAACTAAATAATAAATTATGAAAATATTAAACTTATACGCAGGAAAAGGAGGTAACAGAGAATTGTGGGGAAACGACCACGAAATAACTGCTGTAGAATTTGAACCAAAAATTGCTAAAATGTACCAAGAACTTTATCCAAATGATACTGTTATTGTTGCAGATGCACACCAATATTTATTAGACCATTATTCTGAATTTGATTTTATCTGGACTTCGCCTCCTTGTCAAACTCATTCACGAGCAAATTATTTTATAAATTATATAACTAATTCTCGTTATCCAAAAATGGAATTATGGCAGGAAATAATTTTCTTAAAAGCGTTTTTTAAAGGAAAATTTTGCGTAGAAAATGTTATAAGTTATTATGAATATTTTATTCAACCAACTGCTGAAATTGGAAGGCACTATTTGTGGTCAAATTTTACAATACCAAAAATAGATTTGCCAAAAGGAGAAGTAGGAACAATGATGAAACAATATGTAGGAACTTCAAAACACGCACATAGCAAGAAGTTAGAAGATAGAAATTGCGTAAATGCTGAATTAGGTTTGCATATTTTAAACAGAGCTTTAGAGATAGATAATTCTCATAAAATTATGCAGGTTGGTTTATTCGACACGCAAGCTTGCTCCTAACGTTCCGAGTATTGCCGATGGTGGGGCATTGTACCACCGATGTTTAATTGAAATACAAAACTTAATAATATGCAGACAGATTCATTGAAAGACAAAACCCCCACTATTGGCAATACTTTGTTATATGCTGTTAAAAATGGGCAGTTGAAAAGGTGGTTTTATGAGTTCCAACACGGACACCCATTTCTACTATCCGAAGAAGCAGATATAATTGTAGAAACAAGATTGAATGACAAAGCAAGTCAATGGATGAATGACGAACAGATTAAAGAACTCGTAAAACTTCGAGTAAAAGCAATGTATAAAAAGAAATTTCCAAATGCAAAACGGTGGTCGTTGCCCATTTTTAATTGCATATAACTCTTGTATGTACGAACCTAAAGTATTACAAATCTATGCCAACACCAATAAAATATACAGAAGTCAAGGTTATTAAATTAACCAAAATTCAAAGTACAACATTGAAAAATTTAGGTAAATATAACATTCGTGTATGTGATTTCATTCGAGATGCAATAGCAGAAAAATTAGCACGTGATAAACACGAAATATTAAAACCTAAAAACAATAATTATCCCTTTTAACTTGAACAACTAAATATTAATTAAAATGGAAGTAATAATCAACGTACCATCAAAGCTAAATAAATTCACACAAGAAAGCGAAAAGGCTAGGATATTAGCATCACAATACAAAAGCTATTTTAGTAAGCCTAAACTAACAAAAACGGAGTTATTCAATGCGAATAGAATACTCAAAGAATACATCAAAGAAACAAATTATAAAATCAATGATTAAAATCTAACAAAATGGAAAAAACACTTTATATTATACAGCACTTAAACAATAAAAAGTACTACAACGCAAAAGAGGAGTATTGGACTTCTGAATTGTTTTTGAGTAGTTATTCAACAACAAAAGCAAAAGCATATGATTTAATTGCACATAGTCAGTTAAAAGAATGTGAGGTTGTAGAAGTACTTCAAAGCGAATGGATAGAATCAATGAGAATGATGCACACTCAAACAGTAATCAAAGCAGAAAGTTTACAAAAGCAATTAGAAAGCATTAGATGTTGTTTGCCTACAATTACACAAGTTGATAAACATGTGAGAAACTCAATTTTGAACACAATCAAAAAGCTAAAGCCAATAAACCCGTATTTCAAAGAATATTTTAAAGTTCAAGAAGATGCTGCTTTTGATGTTTTAGCCGAATACGATGAGTTTATTTTGGAAATATCAAAGATTAAAATTGAAAAGGTTTCAATCATTACTCAAATATTGAGAGCTTCTGAATTGAATGAATCAAAAATGACTGAATTAGCTGAACAAATTTTAAATCAATAGTGGTTATGGAAAAATTAGAATTAAAAAATTTAGTAGGGTATTTGCCTTATGGGTTGAAAATAAAAATAAAACAAGATTTTTATCCAAAATTAGAGGGTATAGGTTTATTAACAACTAAAAATATTTATCATTTTGGATTTCCTAAAAGACAAATAATACCATTCTTAAGACCACTTTCAGACCTTACAAAAGAAATAGAAGTCAATGGAGAAAAGTTTGTGCCTTTAGAAGAATTAAATAAAGATGCTATAACTAAATATAGAATAGAAATAATAAATTCTAAGATTTATTTATTAGCAGATTTTAATAAAGGATATAATGTTTTATCTAGAAATAACCCTAAAAACAAGCTATTAGAATGGCACTTTGACATATTTAACCTAATTGAAAACAATTTAGCAATCGACATTAACACTTTAAATCAATAAAAATGGCATCTAAAATCAACTACATAGAATCAGTAAGACATAATGCAAAATCATGCGTTTGTGGGTCAAAGAATTTAGTTTACAAATTTGATGTAAATTATAAGGGTGGAAAATACGAAAGTATATCGAAAATAGTATGTAATGACTGTAATAAGTCAATAGAGAGCGAATCAGTAACCAATGTTCCTACAATTGAAAGCGAATTAAAAGCTTTTGAGGCTTGGAATGAATTAATAGTGAAGTCATGAGTAAATTAAAATCAATGGTTGATTATGTTTTAGAAAACCATGGAATTAAAGATCCAATTTTCTACGCAAAATTCATAACACAACCTTTAGAGAAATGGATGTTTGTTCCTTGCGATGAAGATGGTAATATTTTGGAAGATATTACAGGGCAAGGTATGATTCCTTATTATGTTGAAAAAGTTCACAGGTTTTTAACAGCAAAAGAAAGAGTTATTTTTGAAGGATTTCAAGCAACTTCAATTGAAAATGGTTTGATGATTACAAACGGAATAAATACTTTTTACTTTTGGGATAATAAAGAAATTCATTATTCAGAAAGATATGCAACAGCAATTCCACAAACAATTGAAGATATTATAAAATATAAAATTGAAGTAACAGAATCAATAGCTAAAAAATATAACTTATGAAACAATACAAAGCAACAAAACAAGAAGAAAAGGAGCTATCTAAAAAGCTATTTAAAAGATTTATCATAGTTATGATAGTTTGGGGAGTTTTATTTGGAATATCAATTTTAATAAGTAGGTAAGATGGAAAACAACAACAATTACAGAATAATAGAACAATTCGGGTATTTTAGAATTCAAAACGAAATAATAGACGTAGAAGAAGTGCATAGTTTTTTAAGTAGGGTTTTTCCTTTTTGGTTTAAGCCTAAAATTGATATATCTATTCAATGGCAAACAGTTAAAAGGCCTTTTAGTCTTTTCGAGCAACTAAATTTCAAAACAAAAGAAAAAGCCATTGAATACATATCAAAACTAGAGCCTAAATATCACTATTTAGAAAAAAGACCAAAATTTCCAAAAGATAGAAATTAAACGGGATTTGTAGGGAGTATATAAAGCAAAAACACCATGAAAAACAGACTAAAACTGTTCTTTGCACAAAAAGCTTTATACCATGTTAAGAAGGCACTTGAATACAAAAATATAAAGTAATACGGATTATCATTATACGGAATAGGCTATAAAAACAGCATGGAGTACGCAACAATCGAACTAAAAGAAAAATGGCATATATTTATGCATGATATATACGATAGCCTTATATAAACACAAAAACATGAAAAAAGAAGAAATATTTATGGAAGTCAAACTTCCATTATCAGGAACAGCAGAAGTAATAGAAGCAAAAGGAATGCACTATTTTACTGCTATGTCAAAAGCTAAAGGCGACAGCGGACTATTAATAAAGCACCTAATCATTGAATTGGTAAGAATAGACAAAAAGAAAATGACTGAAAAAATAGTAGATGATATGCACTTAAGGGATATAAACTATTTATCATCTGTTATTAATACAATGATGAGTGATGATTTTTCTAACGGCATATAAGCCTAACCAATGAAATGCTATCACACATACGACCATAAGACTAAACAAAAAGTATTGATACCACAATGCATGAGTGTGGCACATTCAAACGACATAGAGGACTGCGTATGCATAACAAACATAGAATACCTACACAACAAAGAAGAACACACAAGAGAGATACAAAGACTACAAGAAAGCAATAAGAGATTAGTACATGAGATAGACAGACTAACTAAATTGTTAATTAAAAAAGAATAGGTCAATACAATTGATTTAAAAGGTTTTGTTATGTTGTTTGGTACTAGTGTATTGTTTTGTTGTGAACGTTTATTAAATGCGTATAAAACGTGTGTTAAATGAGTTGTTTGTAATTATAATTGGGTCCTCTGAAACGTTTGTTATATTTCAAGCAATATGTTCCGCACTCGCTTTTGTACACACATAGACCTTTTTTTGGATTTGTCCCTTAATTTGTCCCAATGTTTGTATATTTGTTGGGGACAAATAAAAAAAATATGGCAATATTAAGCATGAAAGAGTTTTCGGAGTCAATGAGTATAAGCTATGATACCGTTAAAAAGAACGCTCAAAGGGGCAATATAATCAAAGGGACAAACGGCAAAATTGATACTGAAAATGCTACCAATAAATTGTTTTTTGATAAACAAATGGCTTTAAATTCTACAAAAATTGATGATAAAAAAGAGTCTAAAAAGGAAACTACGCAAAAAAAAGAAAGGGTTAGAAGTGTTGAGCCTAGTTTGACAAAGACTCAAAAGGAATTTGCTAGTATTGATTTAAGGACTAGAACGGCTACAATGGAACTCCGAGAACGTGAAAGCGAACTTAAAAAAATGGAGTTGGAGAAAAGGGCCGGAAACCTTTTGCCAGTTGAGTTGGTTAATCGAGTGATAGTGTTAACAGTACAAACTATTTTTAAGAGTTTTGATGTTGGATTGGATAATATGGCTCGTATTTCAGTAGATAGATTTGGTGGAACTCGTAAGGATTTAGCTGAAATCACTACACAGCAAAGGTTATTGTTATCTAAATTGATTGATAATGCAAAAGAAAACACTAGAATTGAGATTGATAATGCTATTGATGAGTACCAAGAAACTAAAAAATAGTCAATTTTAAGAAACCCTTATTCTCATTGGGTTAAGTTAACATGCTCTCGACGGTGGAGCCGAAAATAATAAACTATGATAAAAGACTTATTTAGAAAATCATTACATAAGATAATAGACGATTCATTTTCATTTCGAGTTATCAAAAAAAAACCTAGTGATTGGTCCGAAGAAAATATTTATTTAACAAGTGCTGAATCAAACTTTGCAGGTCTTTTCAATTATGATGTTTCTCCTTATAATCGTGAGATTATAGATTGCTATTCACCAGAGAATCCAACTGCTTTATTTGGTGTTTTAAAATGTTCACAATCTGGACTTACTACTTCCGTTGTTATCAATGGAATTTGTTATTTTATATCGGAGTACCCGAGTAATATAATGTTCTTATCTGGAAATGAAACTTTAGTTAAGGATACTATTCGAGATCGTCTTGACCCAGTAATTCAAAACTCTGGATTAGGCAATTTGATTAGACCATCTGTTATGAAAAAGAAAAATCAAAAATCTGGAGATACTGATAGTAAAAAAGAATTTGCAGGTGGTTCTTTGACATCAATAGCTTATAATCCTAGTAAGTTAAGATTTTATTCAATCAAGTATGTGTTTGCTGATGAGTTCGATGATGCACCGAGAAACGACAAAAAAGAGGGTTCAATTAGGGCATTAGTTGAGGCTCGTACAAAGTCTTATGATAGTACTAAAAAAATAGGTTACTTTTCAACTCCAACAATTAAAGGGCAAAGCAATATTGAAGATGTTTGGAATGATGGGGATAAGAGTTATTGGAATTGGCATTGTCCTCATTGTAAAAATTATATTCCTATTTTATGGAGGATAAAAAAAGATGAGGGGGTTTATGCTGGTATAAAATGGGAGCTTGACGATAATAAAGAATTGATTGAAGAAAGTGTGCATTATGAATGTCAAGAATGTGGAGGCAAAATTTATGATCGTCAACGTTATGATTTAAATTTAAAAGGGAAGTTTATTCCAACTGTAAAACCTAAATTTCCAAATTATAGAAGTTTTAAAGTAAATGCTTTGATATTGCCTCCTGGTTTTGTGAATTGGATTGGACTTGTAAGGCAATGGCTTGATGCCTGTCCTCCAGATGGTGTTATTGATGAGGGTAAATTAAAAGTATTTATAAACACTCAATTAGCTGATGTATGGGAAGAAAAAGGAAAAACTATACGAGTGCATGAGTTAATGAATAATACTCGAGGATATGGTGTTGGAATTATTCCAGACAAAACAATTGAGAATGATGGCAATGGAAAAGTAGTTATAATTACTTTGTCATGCGATTTAGGTGGTATCATGGATACCGATTTAGAAGATGTTAGATTGGATTGGGAGGTTATTGCACATACTTCTGGTGGTGCTACTTATGCAATTGAACATGGTAGTATTGGAACATTTGAGAGGTCAAGGCATAAGACTAAACGAGAAAAACAAAAAGACATGGATAGGGAATTGTGGACCTATAATTTTGGAGTAAAGAATAGTGTTTGGGATGAGTTAAGAAAATTAATTGATAGGACTTTTGTTGGAGAAAGTGGAGATGGATATAATATTGATTTGACTGTTATTGATACGGGTTTCTTTACTCGATTAGCTTATACTTTTATTAAATCAATCGACCACACATACGTAGTTGGAGTAAAAGGATATGAGGAGGGAGAATATAGAAAGTTGTCAAAAGATACTCCAGTAATTTCAAGGAGCAGGGAGTTAGTCGGGCAATTGTATGTACTACAAACTAATCAATTGAAAGATATTTTAGCATCTAACATGAAACTTAAAAAAGGAATGGATGGTTTTCAACCAGTTGGATTTATGAATTTTCCACAACCAGAGGGAGGATATTACACGATGCGAAGTTATTTTAGTCATTTTGAGGGTGAGCATAGAGTTCCAGTTATGAAAGATGGTGTTGAAGTTGGTTTTGCATGGAAGAAAAAAAACAGTCATGTAAAGAATCACTTTTTTGATACTAGTGTTTATACATTAGCAGCTCGAGAAATTTACATTGATATTTTAAGACGTATTGATAGCAAGTATAGTAAATTGACTTGGGAGGATTTTGTAAATATTGTTGATGGTAATTAAAAATAATTTATTACATTTGAACTGTTTAGATAAGTACTTATAATATTTTATTTTTTTGTTTGTTAGATTAAAAATCCTTTGGAAGTAATTTCAAGGGATTTTTTTTTTACATTTGTAGTATAAAATTCAAAAAAATATACTATATGAACGACCAATTTTATACAATATCGCAGTATATTGAAACGAAAACATCCATATTAGATAGGATAAGAGCCTATAATAATTTGATTGAAGCAATGGAGTTGAAATTATTAGATGCGGTTGGTACTTCTGACCTTGACGAGTATCAATTAGATGACGGTCAAATGAAAGTGAGAACACGATACAGAAGTTTAAAGGATGTTGAAGCGGGTATTATGGCTCTTGAAAAAGCAAAACAAAGATTAGTAAACAGATACAATGGTAGATGTTCAGTATTAAGAAGTGGTAATCTATAATGACATGAGTAAAGTACAAAAAATAATTAATGTTTTGTTTGGTAGTGAAGAAACTAAAAATGTTCCTCAAAATAAAACATACACAAGTGAGCCAGAATATGGCATTGCTTATCCTATCATAACAAAGCGATGGGATGGAGAAAAAACACCTGGAGAGTTAGGTGTTGTAGTTAAAAATATGCCAGATTATAAGCGAATTAGATTAAGAGCTTATGATGCTGAAATGAAAATTGATAGTATCAATATTATAACTGGTCGTTATTTTAAATGGGTAATTGGTTCTGGTTTAAAACTTCAAAGCGAACCTAATAAAACGGTGTTGCAATTAGAGGGTATCGATCAAGATTTATCTACGTTTCCTAAAAATACAGAAGCTCGATTTTCAATTTATGCAAATTCGAAATATGCTGATTATTCACGACAAAAAAATTTACATGAATTAGCTTTAGAATGTTTTAGTACTGCTTTTTTGGGTGGTGATTGTTTGGTAGTTTGTAGAATAGATAATTTTGGGGTTAATGTT